GGTCATATCAAATTATTCTCTTATGACTGGAATGTAGGTGGTAAGTCAGGTGTATCTGCTATGTTAGTAGCTCTACAAGTAACAGACTATGTTGCGTATGAAGGGGCAGGTGAAGACTTTTAATGGATAGTAAATTAATTAGAGTTGATACAAGGAATGGGTCTGTATGGATCCTTCCTTCGTATAACGTTAGTTACTACACTACTCAGTTGGCTCAGGTTCTCTGGGCTAACAGATTTACTTTAAGAAAGAAAGGTACTAAGTAATGAAAGACGATTATGTTTATACCGCAGGTGCAATGGAGCACGTTAGTATTTCAGATATGAATAACTGGCGTGATTACGTAGAAAAATGTTTGGATGAATGTGACATTAAATGTTTACATCCTACAAGACGTACACCTATTCACGATCAAGAAGCGGATGATGGTATTTCTACTTACAATAAACTTAAACGTATCACAGCTCAAGACTTGCTAGATATAAAGAGATCTCGAGTAATCCTAGCGGATTTAAGAGACTCTATGCCTGGAAAAAAATGGGGTACGGTTATGGAAGTAGCTCAAGCTTATCATTGGGATAAGGTTATAATAGCACTTGTAGATCCTGATCAGTTTAAACATCCATTCATTTACACTTATGCTACAGAAGTACATTATGATTTACAGGATGCAGTTGATTCTGTAATAGAGTACTACGATGGAGTATAAAGACCTAAAAGTTTTAATAGACTCGGGTAGTAACCATGAAGATCAAGGTCACTGGATTAGTAATAACCCTATTATTCCAGTGGGCCTTCATGGTTTTGTTTATGCTATACATAATATCCTTGATGACAAGTACTATGTAGGCAAGAAAAACTTTTTACACGGCGGTAAAAAGAATTATAAAAGAAAGGGGGTTAAAGTACCTAACTATAAGTATGGTACTGAAACTAATTGGAAGACCTATACAGGTTCTTCAGCCGAACTTAACTTAGATATAGCTAGAAATGGTATGGATAACTTTTCATTCTTAGTATTAAGGTTATATCAAACTAGAGGCGGACTATCTTATGGTGAAGCTAATCTACAACATAAGTTAGACGTATTAACAATGAAAGATGATGATAATAAAGCAAAATTTTATAATGGTAACATTGCTGGTATTAAATTCATCCCTAAAGAGACAGGAAAACCAACATGACTTATTGGAAACTAGATAACTATGATGTTAAAATGATAAGAAAATTATCGCAAGAAACTACTATACCTCAGAAAATACTTGCATACAGATTTAATATATCACAAACGATGGTATCATTCATAAAGAATAACCGTCGTAGAGTTAATGTCTCATAAGAAAAGATTATTGATTGCTTACGTTATAGTATTTGGTTTATATTTAATCTTATACTATAATAAAACAAATGATGATCTGACTACAGACAGTGTAGTAATCAATAAAGAAAAGGTTAAGCCTTATATAATGAAAGAAAATAAGGTTGAAACAAATAAATACTCTATTGAATTACCAGCTAAACGTAGATTTGGTTACAAGCTAGGGGATAATCTTAATATAGTATTAACTCCTAGTTTAAGAAATAAAGATGATAGCGCTAATCATGGTGCTATTATTAAATTAGAACTATTATTTTAAAGGAAACACTATGACAATATATGCGTGGGACATCGAGGCGAATGGCTTCCAAGATGTAGCGGACACAATATGGGTTTCAGTAATGCGTAACTTAGAAACAAAAGAGTTACATATATTCAGTGACTATGTTGAAGGTTATCCTGACTTATCTGAATCATTTAAATTATTAGATGAAGCTACAGGTATTATAGCACATAACGGTATGAGATATGATCGTGTTGTGTTAGAAAAAGTAACTGGATACGCTATAGATCGTAACAAGATAATTGATACGGTAATATACTCAAGGTTAAATGACTTCCATCGTAAGAAAACATTTAGAAAACATAGTCTTAAGGCTCTTGCTATACAAGCAGGAGAAGAACAAAAGATGGATTATGATGGTGGCTTTGATAATTACTCTGATGAGATGGTGAAATACTGTATAGCAGATGTTGATGCTAATATAGCAGTGTATAACATGCTTATGAAAGAGTATGATAAAATTAAAGAGACTAACCCTAACTACGATGATGCTATTAATATCGAACATCAAATGGCTTACTGGTCTAGTGAGCAAATAAAAAATGGTTGGGAAATAAACGAAGAACTGCTGGACAGCACTCTAATTAAAATAAAAGGCGAACTAAATGAAATCGAAAAACGAGTTGAACCAGGACTTGGAACACTCACAATTACAATTGATAAAGAACCGAAGACAGCTAAATACAAGAAGAACGGAGAATACACCGCTGTTTCTGCAAGGCTACTCAGCGACTATCTTGGGCGCTATGTTGATGTGTCTGATGCTTTATCTGATAGTCCCCCAATAAAACCTGAAGAAGAGTTTCAACGTAAAGAAACAGTTGAAGCAAGACTAGGTAATCAAGAACATCTTAAAGAATTTCTGTATACTATAGGGTGGGAGCCAACTCAGTGGAACTGGAAGAAAATAAACGGACAGTTTCATAAGGTAAGTCCTAAACTAACTACAGATAGCTTAATAAAACTAGGAGATGTAGGTAAAGATATCGATAAGTACTTTACTCTTAGAGCTAGACACAGTATACTTACTGGCTGGAAAGAACATATACATAATGGAAGATTATATGGTGATGTAATTGATATTGGTGCTGCTACGGGTAGACAAACACACAAGATTATTGCTAATATACCTTCACCTAAAGCTACTTACGGTAGTGATATACGTTCTATGTTTATATCTGCTAAAGATAAAGTACTAATCTCAGCTGATGGCGCAGGTTATCAAGCAAGAGTTGTAGCTCACTTTGGTAGAGATGAAGAGATGTCTAATGAAATATTGAAAGGAGATATACACCAGAAAAACGCTGATGCTATACAGTGTACTCGCAATGAAGCTAAACCTTTCTTCTTTGCTTTCTTATTTGGTGCAGGTGGAGTTAAACTAGGTACTATACTAGGTAGATCCTCTCATGCGGGTAATAAAGCTAAAGATGCTTTCTTAGCTCGATGGCCTGCTCTTGCAAGCTTAACAGAAAAAGTAAAGAACGTAGCTCAACAACGAGGGTATCTACGTGGCCTTGATGGTCGTCGTATTTATACTGAAGAAGCATATAAAGCATTCAACTACCTTATACAAGGTACTGAAGCTATACTAATGAAACGTACAATAGTACGTATCAATGAAGCCTTCGAAGCAGAAGGTATTAAAGCGAAGCAATTACTGTTCTATCACGATGAGTGTACTTGGGAGTTATCTCCTGAAGATGCTATCAAAGCTGAACCCATTATACGTAAGTGGTTTGTTGAAGCTCCTAAAGAATTAGGTGTAGATATAATGGAAGCAGGCGATTGTAAAATAGGTAACGATTATTTAGAGGTGCACTAATGCCATACATTGAAAGACAAAGAAGAGAAGAATTATTTGATGACTCACCTAAAACAGCAGGTGAAATACAATATTTAATAGCTGATATGATACAAGACTATCTTACAGACAATGGACCCTATAACTATCAGACACTCAATGATGTTATGGGTGCTTTAGCTGGAGCTCAGATGGAGTTCTATCGTAAGGTAGTAGCACCTTATGAGAATAAAAAGGAGTTACTTAATGGATCAGTATATTAACCCTAATGTGGTTACTATATACACTAAACCTAACTGTGAATTTTGTGAGAAGGCAAAAAACTTATTGCATTCCCTAGAGAATTGTGTTATAAACGAAGTTCGACTTGACAAAGAACCTCAGTTTATAGATGATGTTAAAGAAAGGTTAGGTAATACTGTACCACAAATAATAATTAATGGTCTCCATATCGGAGGCTATAATCATTTAGTTGATTATGTAGAATCATGGAACTAATAGAAGTATTTTTCTTGTTGATAGGCATAATACTATTTCAAACCTATCAGCTATGGAAGTTAGATAAGAAGGCCGACGAATTACTTGATATAGTAATCGGCCTTCATATAGGTGAACTCGAGATAACAAAGGTAGAAGAAGATGAGTACTAATATATACATTGACGGCGATATCATAGTATACCAGTCTATATGGGGCGCTAAGAATAACAAAGATATCAAGAAGAAAATAGATCAAACAATAACTAACATCATGTCAGACTTAGAAGGTGGTAGCGGAAAGATAGCTATCAAAGGTATAGGTAACTTTAGAAAAGATATCTATGCTCCATACAAAGGTAACAGAAAGAAAGAATTAACTCAGGAAGAAAAAGATTTCTTTGAGTACGCTTATAACTATCTTAAAGATGGTTG